AGAACTACATAATGTAGAGTTTTGCTCCTCATACGTTTTACGAACAACCAAGGGATGGATTCTTACTCCAAAACCCGGTAAATTGTTAGCTAAAACATTCTGGTGTAAAAACACAAACTACAAGCTTCCTCAAGTTGAAGAACAGTTTGCAGGCATATTAAATGGCCTCAAGACTAACATTTCCCATGTGCCAGTTCTGAGAGCTTTGTATAGGAATCCAGTGTACCTCCGCTGGGCCCATACAGAGATGATCCGACAGAAGTACAATGAGTATTCAACTGAGGAACACGAATGTTCACCTGAAACCATTAAATGGTTTTGCCGTATGTATGACGTGAGCGTTGAGCAAATAGAGGATGCTGAGAGGCACCTTTCTACTGCCAACTTCCCAATCGCTTTAGAAGGCGACATCTATGAACAGATGATCAAAACCGATTGGTCACGTACACCTCTTCCAATTATAAACTGGCCAACATAAATCAGTTTAGTGGGACAATAAGCAATCTTGTCAACATCTTCGTTATGCCTTTCCTTGAAGAAAAGGCTAAGAACATGGTGCCAATGTTTGCTGTTCTTATTGGAGTCTATGAGATGTGCGTGAGCCAAGACAAAACTGAGATGTCAGGGTTTTATAATCTGCTTATGCATGTTCTTCTAATGAAGATAGGGCTCATCGATTTAAGAATTGCGATAGTCATGCACATAGTGCACAATTTGATTGTATGCTTTGCGGGGGCACATAAACGAATATTAAGTTTAATGGCTAAAAAGAAACAAATCAAATCATCTAAGCCTCAGACTAAGAGAAACTCTTCTCAACGAGTCAACCGCGATCCTATCCAAGCTTACGCAGCAATGATAGCCGACCCTTGCAACGGACCTATGTTGCATGGGTTCTACTCTTCCGACGAGGGGATACTGTCAAAGTTAAAATCCACCATAACCTCGTCTGACAGCTCTGTCAATGGATACATCTTGTGGTGCCCTGACTATGTGTCACGTGCATCCAACACTGGATCCTTTAATTGCTACGTATTTGCAAACGCTTCCTCCT